AGACTACACAATCACCATCTTCACATGCCATTAAAATGACAAGTTTTTTAACAGGAATATTTGTCAACTCATAGAACATGCAAGCATATGCTGCTGCTTGAACAAAATAATGTTCAATCCATTCCTTTGGTTTTGCTTTTTTTGAAGTCTTAAAATCAATGATTGCTAATTCACCATTATACTCAGCAATGCAGTCTACTGTTCCTGCAATTCCTAATTGCTTACTGTATAATGAAGACTCAAGTGCATAGATATTATTTATCTTGTTTAGTTCAGGAGAGATTATCCTGAACAGATGTTTAGAAATAAGAGACTTTTCAGGAAGTTCAGGAATGTTAAGAAGATAATTTTCAACCATGCTGTGCAAATCAGTGCCTCTGCTGGTTGCTTGTTTGTTAACTCTATTTGCTTCTTCTTCTCCTACTCTTTTTCTCCAGTCTTCGAAGATGTGTCTATTGTGATGACTAGTAACAGAAGTGATGGAGACAAACTTTAGCAGTTCATCTCCATCAGGGACTTTATAGTATCTTACACCATCAATGGTCTCCCTCTGAAGTTGAGGGAGACTAATATTCACATGATTAAACATTAAAAACCAGCTGCCATTTTATTAACAATATAAGATTTTACAAGACCAGATCTTACAATATCATCAACTCCAAATTCAATTGATTCAAACTCTGGCATTCTTTGAATAATCTTCATGAAATCCATAATGCCATTGCGCTCATTTGTTTTTGTGAGGTCTGATTGTGTGGCATCGCCACAGAACATGATTCTTGAATTGTCCCCAACCCTTGTAATTATACTATCAAGTTCATGAAAGTTCAAGTTTTGACACTCATCCACAATGATGATTGAGTTATCTAAGGTTGTTCCTCTGATAAAAGAAGTGCTCCAGAAAGTAATTGTTTCTTGGGACTTTAGATTCCCATAGAGCATCTCAAACTCTGCATCAGTTGGCATCTCAAACATGTACTTAACCATGTTCTTATATGGAATCTGATAGAGTGCAGATTTGTCATCATGATCCCCAGGAAGGAATCCAATCTCTCTAGTTGCAACCAAAGATCTTACCACCACAATCTTTTGGTATGGAGTAATCTCACTCAAAACATCTTTAAGTGCAAGGTATAATGCACAAAATGTCTTACCAGTTCCAGCACATCCATAAACAAACAGATGTTTATCTGAGTTATATGCTTCAAACAGTTTAGTTTGATTCTGAGTTACTGGAGTAATATCTAAGAGAAGATCATTATTAATTGGTTTCCTTCTCTTCATTTGTTTTGCAGTCATGCCAATTCCAATTGGCTGCAAATCATTGCCTCTTCTTTTTCTTGCCATTAGATTTTCTTTACACGTGAACCAGGAGCTTTACTTGCCTTAGCAAGTACATCATTCCAACCAGGATTTTTAGAGACTAGTTTATTTCTCCAGTCTCCTACTTCTCCTGGACTTGCACAACCCTCAGACCAATCTCTTCTCCACTCTGGGTTGTCTTTATACCATTGAGTAATGTCATGAACACTCATTTCCACTACTCGTTTTTCCCCTGTATCAACATGAACAATAGGATAAATTGCCATAAATTATATCAGAATATAAGGATATTTATTCAATAGTAATGGATGGAGCATCCACACATTCTGGACAATTTTCAGGTGCCCAACCAAGTGCTTCTGCAACAGAAGGGAACTGACAAATGAAGACACAACGAGCTGCCTCTGCAATTTCCATATGCTCTTTCTGTGTACCATGTGCAGATCTAAGACTGATATAATGTATCCATGAACGGCATGATCCAGTCATATAGATTCTAGTTGGAGTTGCCAATGGAAGAACAAATCTTGCACACTCTTTTGCAACACCATGCTCAAGAAGAGTATTATAAAGATTCAATGATGCTTTAAAGTGCTCTGCAATTTGTCCTTGCAAACCAAGTTTTACATAGTCACCAAAGTCATCAATTGAATTTTGCCTATTCTTTGTATCTTGTCTACGCAGATCAGGAACAGGAATATTTCCTAGAAGATTTGCATCTGCATATCTTTGTGAAAATTCTTGATATGTGAAGGATCTATGACGCAGAATTTGTGCTGCAATACCACGATTGGTTTCAATCTCAAGAGTCATAGAAGACTGTTCAAACACAGACCAATGATTATGCTTAATGCAATAAGCAAGCAACTTGGCATAGTTTTCATTGTCTTGATTCGCAGGATTGCTAACTCTAGCAATATATGCCATTGTTTTTTCTGCATCTGGAGTGACTGAAATCAGTTTAACTTTCGAACTCATCTTGTTCTCCTTTCATATGTTTTAGTAGCAGTGCTTTTTGAGCAAGTTTCTTTGCCTTCCTCATGTACTTTAATTCCTTATCATCATACAACCAAGGTTGTTTCAAGGCAACCTTGGATAGTCTTATAGCATCCTGAAACTTCATCAATACACCTCATCATAATCTTCAGTATAAGGAGTTACCATAGCATTCTCCTCAGTTGAAATGTGCATAGGTGGTCCTTCTACTTCATGCTTTAGAGACTGGACTAGAAGTTCCATGTTTCTAACAATCATTCTAACTTTTTCTCTATCCATAAAAATGTATAGTCTCAACTAATTGTACACAAAAAAAGGGGGGAAGTCAATCCCCCCTTGAAATTATTTAATTGATGCAAGTTGTGCTTCTTTGCGTCTTTGCTCTTTTTCAATTTGCTCTTTAATCAATTGAAGAACATTTAATTTACGATCTTCAACATTATATTGAACACCACGATAGGTTGCTGTTGTCATTAGGTTTGCTCCTTTACTTTGGTAAAAGTGCGTTCCTTCGGTATCCCTACTTCCGTTTGCTATTTGCAAATAGCAAATGAACGTGTTTTATCTATAAGAACAATTTTGTAAAATCTGATACAGTTTTAATCTCTTTGTCTCCAGTCTTCTGGTTTATCTCTTCCATCAGTAAAGAAATCTACAATCTCATCTATATTATTAAATCTACTGACACCAAATCTTTCATTCCCTGTTCCACCAATGTCAAGTTGATTTAAAAAATCATCCATATCTCCTTCCTGCATATCAGGATTCTCTGCTTTTCTTCTTGCTTGTCTAAGAATAGTAGCAGCAGTTCTGTTTACTTTGGCAAGTTTCTCTGCCCAAATCATATCTTCTAAACTTACTTCTTGATGCTGAGCAATTTTTTCGCAGATTGCTTCTAATCTCAGACGATATTGGGTAGAGAGCATATGCAGTCTCCATATAGGGTTATTTAGCATTTACCTTTCAATGTAACTCAAGGTGTGGCTTTGGGCATAAAGTTGTTGGATAATGATATCACATCCAATCTTGGGGTTACAATCCCCACAGGTGTAAACATCCACTGCTGCTTTTCCTTCTTCAGGCCAAGTGTGGATGCTAATGTGACTCTCAGATAATAAGCATATTACAGTAACTCCTTGTGGTTCAAATTTTTTAGAAATAGTTTGAACCACAGTAGCTCCACTAGCAGCTGCTGCATTTTCTAGCAAATCTATAAGACATCTTTCATTGTCCAATAGAACAAATGAGCAACCATACAAATTTAAAAGATAATGTTTGCCCATATTATTTTTTCTTTTTGCTAGTGGTTGCCCCCCAAATTTTGGGATTTACTCTTCCTTCTGTTTGTTTAAAATCAATGAGATCTTCTCTATACTTATCCCAATAGTAATCAAAGATATCTACTTTTTTATTTGCTATGACAATATCATAATTGTATTGGTCATCATCATAATACTTTACAATGTATGCAGTATATGGCAATGACCTATCATTAGCAAGTTCTGGGTCACAATTTTTGTGAATAATTTTTACTGTCAATTCCTGTGTCCCCCACCTTATGATGAGAAGACTATCTCAGGAAATGCATCTTGCACTACTGCTTTAGTAATTTTAAATCTCTTATGAATCTGCTTGTCTTTCATCAGACAAACCAATTCTGCTTCAGAGGCATGTAGTCCTTCTAGAAGCTGAATGAACATAACTTCCTTTCTCATTTTAGTGGTGTTAGTAACACCCCTCACAAAATGATTAAACTTCTGCCATTCATGAATGAGTTTTGTATGCTCTGTATCTGCAGGAGCATCATTAGGCGTGTATGGAACTTCTCCATCAGGTAGATCTGATTGTACTTTATCTTCAAAGTTCCAAATTAAAACTGCTCTTAGAGCAGGGGAATCATAGTGCCTCAGTATTTCTATCTTTTCGTCTCTTGTTTTAGCATTAGAAACTCTTTGAATAACTTCAGACACCAATTGATTTGGTGGCAATTTCATAAGTCAAACTCCATTTAATTAATCTTCAAGGTCTTCTTCCTCCATATCACCTTCAAATCTAAAGGCAATAATTTCATCAGGGATCACATTTCCATCTTCATCGTACATCTCAGGATGTAACCTAGCAATTTGCTGAGACCAAGTGTGCTCTCTATAAACCCAACCAACTAATCCTCCAACCACTAGAGACATTAGAAAAAACATTACAGAAAAAACCAGGGTAATTGCTATCATTGTCCTACTCCTTTTTTATTGTGGTTTCCTTATGTTTAAGGAAAAATTTAAGGAGATGGTTACTTCCCTTTTAAAGAAGGAAACCATCTTTTCAAAATGAAATGAAAATGTTTTCTTTTCTGGTTTCCTCCTTCTTAATAAAAGTTCAATCCCCCTGTTAATATCAGGGGTATTTTGATTATTTATAGAGGTCATCAAAGGAGAGAATTTTCAGAAAGATATTTAACTGTATCTGAGCATCCACCAAGATGTTTATCATTCATAATTACCTGTGGGAAAGTGGATCCATCCCCAAACTCAGCATAAAATTCTTCCCTACTAAAATCAGTTCCTAGTTCATAACAAGTAACTGGGCATCCTTTTTTAACACTAAGGTCAGAAAGGACTGTTTTAATTTTGTCGCAATATGGACAACCTTTTTTACTATAAACTGTAAATGTCATAACTTTAAATTCTAACTGGGTGTGGTCTACGTTCATTTGATTTTATAGCACATAACCAAGCAGTTGTCACTGCAATCATATCATCCCACCAATTAGTTTCAAGTCTAAATTCTTGAAATCTAATTGAAGTATTTCTAATAAATTGTGCTTTATCTGCTCTGGTATAATACCAGAAACTATTTTGATTCCAATAACTCACATGAGTTGGATCTTGAAATGCTCCTCTACCATCAGTAGAAGGAACTTCAATGAATGCCCAACCCCCATCACAAAGAACTCTATAGATCTCACTCATTGATTTGACTGGATCCTTCAGATGTTCAAGAACATGACTGGCATTAATAACACCAACACTATTATCTGGAAGTGGAATACCATCATTTAGATCGCAAGTTATATTTCCACCTTCTTGATCAATGGTAATATATCCATCTCTAGGGAATAACCCACCTCCCAAATCAACCTTCATCAATCCTTTCAGATCTGCATCTCTTTCAGCAAGTGCCTGTCCATACTGATGGAAAAGTTCAAATGTCTTTACCTGAATATCATCAATTCTCTGAGTCTGAGTATTATTATTCTCAGGAAGCCACCTGTAATAATAGAGAATCTTCTCAATGAACTTAAACTTTGTATGAAGATAAGTTCTGATGACTAGTTCATGATCATCACAGATGTTTAGATCTGGATTGTGTCCACCAAGTTCATGGTAAACATTTTTTCTCCATGCTCTTACATGATCTGGTGCATACCAAATAATACCAATACTGTGACTAGTTGGAGGAAAACTATTCATCTTCATGAATTGCTCACCTCTAAATTCAACCCACTCATGAGTCCATCCATTAGCAGGATTCCAAGGAACCTTATACTCAGGACCTCTCATGTCATAGTGAAGATCCTCACTAAAGGCAAATCCAACCTCAGGATCCTGGAAAGCAGAGTTCAATTCCTCTAGACAATCCAAAGTAAGTAAATCATCATGATCTACTTCTACAAGAATATCTCCTGTTCCCAAAAAGAATGCTTTGTTTTTAATAAAACCTACATTTGGATTAGTAATTCCAGTAT